TGCTATTTCTTTATATAAATCTTTATCACGAGGGGGATACCAAAGCTCGGTATCCATACCACGGCACTTGGCGCTATGACGCCAATCGTCTTGGGGTTCTGCAGGCAAGAAGTATGCTCCTTATATAGGGCTACTCCTCTTCCGTGTGTTCTCGCTCCAAGTCTATCATGTTTAGCAGAGTATCTCGAATCTGCAGAAAGTCGTCCTCCAATAGAACCACGTAGTTCTCTTTGTTTAAACTGAAACCTAATACAGGCGTTCTGCTGTCCAATATAGCCTCAGTAACAATTTTTTCAAGAACGTCGGCTTTCATTGTAAAAGACTGTTTACCAGTCCATTTATGCTCTATTAAAAGGTCTTTAGACCGAACATCGCCCTTACGTTGCCAAAAAGCTCCAGAACCAGCGTTTCTGCCACCTCCAACTTTTTTAGCTAATCTCTTTTCATGCTTTAGAGACTGTTTTTGACCCTCACTCTTCATCAGGTTCAACAGTCGGGTCAGAACCTAAAGTGCCTTTGTTTTTAACGATGTCCAAAACTTCTCTTTCTAACTCTTCTTTTAAATCTATCTCTTCTCTTAAAGAGGATAACAAAGCGTCTGCACCCTGCCATTGACGACCAGCGTATCTGTAGTACGCCCCAGCTCTTTTAATGATTTTGTATAAATAACCAATAGCCACAATTTCTTTAGCAAAATCGTAATTACCTTTAGGAACTGCGCCACCATCAGCAAAATAGAAATCTACAAAAGCTGATTGAGACGGTGGTGCAGATTTGTTCTTTTTTGTTTGAAACTTAATAGTCTGACCAATACGACGTTTTTCTTGACCGGTTCCCACTTCAACCCAGTCATCTCGTTTAACCTCTACACGTGTAAAGAAAAAGTAGTTCTTAGCCTCTCCTCCAGGAGTGGTACGAGGGTCTCCGTAAGTAACACCTATCTTCATACGGTATTGATTAATAATTAACCCAACAAAAGGGCGCTCTTCGTTAATAAGACTGCGACTACCAGCTTTTTCCATTTTTCTAAAAAACTTAGCCATTAACGACGCAGCACGGCCGACAGTAAACTCTTCAAGTTCTTTTTCGTCCTCAGCAGCAGGAACCAAAGCTGCCAACGAATCAATGACCACACAATCTATCTCCTTTGTCTCTACTAAATCTAAGACAGCAGTTAAAGCAACTTCCATTACGTTAGTTGTTAAAACGTGAACTCTAGACAGGTCTACTCCGCACATTTCTGCATATTCGGGAACCCATTGCTCTGCTGCTACCCACACAGCAGTAAAACTAGGGTCTTTCTTTTGATTAGCAGCAATAGTTTTAAGAGCTAATGCTGTTTTTCCATTACTGGCTTCACCAACAATTTCATGCCATTGATTTGTAGGCCAACCGCCACCTAAAATTACATCTAAAGCAAGTGAACCTGAAGTAACCCGTGTACTAGGAATTACATCGGACGCAACTACAATTGTTCCGTCTCCGTATTTTTTATTAATTAACGCTAATACTTTATTAAAACTCATTATTCAATCTTACCAATGATAGTTGTTGGATTAAAATTATTTGATGTATCTATTTGTTTAGTAGGTTCAGCGGCGCCTGTGCTTGGCAACCTAACTCCTGGAGTTCCAGTTCCAGACTGCTGTATTGGATATCCGCAGTCATAACATCTTGCTCTAGTATCAGGACTTGACTTGCCGTAGTTTCCACTCCCACAGTGTGGACATCTTGAACTGGTCATCGCGCTTTCTGGCAGACGATTTCCAGATTGGGTATGTGTCTGTGGAGCGGGTTGTACAACAGGAGGAGTATTTTGAGGTATATACGGTGTACTTTGAGGATTTGTATTCGTTCCTAATTTTTTTGACCACCAATCGCTCATTTGTTATCCATTTCGTCTATGTCTGTAAATGTACCAGATATATCAATTAAACCCAACTCGGCAGCAGCAGCGTAACTTGATATTAATGCAGCAAACCCTATGTTTTGATAAAACTGTGTTGTCTCAACAAGACCAGTGTCTACTTCGTCCTCTGGCATACCGTGTTTTATCATGTCAGCCTTTTGAACTGCAGCAATAGCTTTTGCGTTTAATTCTGCCATAACACTTAAAAAAGGAAGTATAGGCACAACAAAACTCATTCTATTGGCACTGTCTTCTTCTTCTTTTTCTTTACCCTCGTTACTAATGGGATTTAAATTAAACACTTTACCGCCAAATTTATTTGGCTCTTCAATACCCATGTCGTATATGTACCATCTAGCTAATGTAGACAAGGGAACTGAATCTCTAGTAACTATCCAGTCTGGTTCCTTGTCCTCAGAAAACCTGTTAAAAAATGGAAATTTCACTTAGCGTCTCCCCACCTTTTAGCTACAGTAATATCTGCAATCAATGGAACTTTTAACACATTAATCCCCTCCATGGCCTCTCTTAGTTTAGAAACTGTTTCGTCTACTAAGTTGTCTGGGGTTGTTACCACCAGCTCGTCGTGGACGGTAAGCGTAATCTTAGCTTGTTTTGGTAGCATTGTATGAGCCCGCACCATAGCTATTTTAATAATATCTGCGGCACTTCCTTGTATTCTAGTATTAAAAGCCTGACGTTCTGCGCCAGCTCTAACACCTGGGTCTTTAGAAAATATCTCTGGCAAATACCTGCGTCGACCCGTTATGGTGGTCACATAAGGAGGCCTACCTCGTCTAGTAGCTCCTAAAACTTTAGACCTGTAACTTGCCACAGTCTTAAACCTCTCAGCAAATTTGTTAAGCAAATCCCTTGCTGCTGCTACAGAACATCCAATAGACTTAGCAATCTTGTCAGGACCTACTCCATAGGCCATAGAAAGAACTAAAACCTTACCTGCTTTTCTATCCACCCCCATAGTGTCACCAACGGTTGTGTAGATGTCTCCACCCTCTAAGTAGTTTTTCATCATAATTGGGTCTTCACTAAACGAAGCAATAACTCTAGGTTCAATCTGAGAATAATCAGCAACTACTAGAGAATGTCCTTCTGGGGCAACAAACAGGTTTCTAATAGCTTTTCCATTTGGTGTGTGAGGGGCTGGAACATTTTGTAGATTAGGGTTTCTGCTGGAGAAACGGCCTGTCTCTGCTCCGTGTTGAATAAAATCACAATGGAGCTTTCCGTTTATTAAAAGACTTTCTTTATGTTCTATTTTAGATTTTCCTGAAACCGTACGTACTACATCGCCACCCAAATACGGGGTTACATACGTAGTCAAAAGCTTGTTTAAATCAGAGTACTCTAGTAATAACGTTACTAATGTGTCTTTGTCTCTATAAGGTTCTAAAGCCTCTGCTGATACAGAGTAATGCTCGATAGACAACTCTTTGCCAGCCTTAGCTGCTTCTTCTCCTTTTAGTGTAAGAACCTTAGGCTTTAAACCTCGACCACCCTCATCTTTAGGTCCATACAAAATGTGTTGTTTTTCTTGATTAGAGTTGATATTAAATTCACGAGATGCGGCTTTCCATATAGAAGCCTTAGTTTTTTCTAAATCTGCTTCTAAAGACGCATGCAAAGAAGACAAAGCCTCTACATCAATTACAGCACCTGTCAGCTTCATATCACAAAGAACTCTAAGAACATCCATCTCTAAAGAAAACACTTTAGTTAAATCAGCAGCCTCTAACCTTGGCTGTAAAGTTTTCCAAAGTAAAAATGTGTACTTAGCGTCTAAATAAGCGTACTTAGCAACTTCTTCAAAAGAATACTTTTCTACTTCTTTTCCTACACCTTTAACCATCTCATAGTTAAACTCACGTTTTAAACAATCATCCAATCCACATTTATTCTTATTACGGTTGTCTACAATAAAAGAAGCAACCATCGTATCAAAGTAAGGCGCTTCTGGAATTCGTCCTTTGTAATATTTAGCAATAGAAGTTAAATCAAAAATTAAATTGTGACCTATAGTCAATTTACTATCGTCAAACAACAAAGGTTCTAAAGCAGAAAACACTTCGTTAGGAAACAGTTGGTCTGGCGCGGGTCCAAATATTTTAGTGGCCTTCTTACTATCTCTTGAATAGTCGCTAAGCCGTAGCGCCAAACCTTCCTGTTTCCTAATCTCTCCTTGTCCCGTAAGGGGAAATACTTCTTCTATAAACTCTCCGTTTGGATGTCCCATAGGAATAACATCACAACGACCATGCGTTGCAAAAGTAATCCAAAGAACCTCGTTTACTGGAGTTAGACCTCTTTGTGGTCCCACAGTCTCCACGTCAAAAGCAAAAGCATCTTGAGTTAGATAGTGACTAACCATTTCTGATAAAGCTTCTGTAGTGGTAATAATGTTCATATTGTGGGTTCCTTTTTTAATAGCAGGATAGGGCACGTCCTACCCTGCTATTAAGTGTTAAAGTGATTTAGTTTTTAGAGAAGTGAATTAGCAATTTCGTCCAACTCTTCCCAAGTTGGTTTACGAATTGCATCAGCAGTGTATGGTTGTGTGTTTTCAACAACCGCAGCAGCAGTTTCTGGATTAATCTTCCAGTCTTCTTCCAAGTCACGCTCTTTAATAGGGGTGATGGTGTAAACAGTTGCAGCCATCTTTCCTGTGCGAGAAATCGCCCAGTAACCTTTTGTAAGAGGTCCTTGAGGTGAGAAGTGAGCAGCATGTAGAGCTTGATACAAACGAGAACCTGCAATTAACATTTGACGCTGAGGTCCTTCTTCAGCACTAAAATTAACAACAGAGAACGCTCTCTTGTTTTCTGGTTTACTTCCAAGCTTTACACACAATGGGTCGTTGGCTCCAAGAGAAACGTATGAACGTTTTCCTGAAGTCTTTTGATTAAGGAAGTGTTGCTTATAGATAGCAAAGGGACCGTCTTGGTCCAAGAACTTGAAAACTTGAAATTCGTTTTCAATCAAACGTGTCTCTACAGGAAAATCTCCCATAGCAGTAGTTAGTTTTTCAGCAGCATCCCATCCTGATAGAACAACGTCATCAGAAGAGGACTTGGTAGTTGATTGAGCAGGACGCTCATCGATTGATTCATCAGCCACATACGCATTGGCATCTGGGGCAGTTTGTTGAATAGCCATTTGGCATTTCTCCTTAGTTAGTTTCGGTTGTGCGGATTTCATTCCACACCTCGGTTATCTTGTCTGCAAGATTCCGGTGCGTAGATAATTCTACTCTATCCGCGTGTAGCAGTCCAGCCGAGGCAAATATTTTTACCACGGCATCCACCATCGCTTTACTGTATAGCCTTCTACCAACGTAGGTTTTTCCATTTTTACCTACAGTATCTGGCATTCGGTAAGGTGATTGTGGAAACTTACCTTGTTCCATCCATTTACGCAAGGTTTTAGGTGAGCGGTTTATGGCTTTAGCTAAAGACCCTAATGTATACAGTTTTACTTTTTGTCCGTTTATGAACTTTTCAAAGTACTCGTCTTCCCAAGGCACGACTTCTACCGTAGGTTTTTCTGGGACGGGTTTACGACGTTTGCGTTTGCTTCCTGGATAGAAAGCGTCTAATTCGCCAAAGGTCTCTTCAATAAAGTCATTAGGCAACTTACTTCTCCAAAATCAAAGCCCAAGTAACCTTCTCTGGAAACATTGAATCAATGTCAGAGTCGGTCAGTAGTCCTTCATAATATGCAGCCATAATTGCATCTTCATCTAAAACTTCTACAGTTTTAACACAACGTTCTTT